TTATATTGCAAGATATCCTCTGGGTCTTTTACCACAGCAATTATCTCGTCCTCGTTAAGTATTCTCACTTCACCACCTTCTATCCCAAACCTTGATCCAGAATAACGACCAAATATAATCCAATCGCCTTTCTTGCACCACGGTCCATGTGGATATCTCTTTTCATCTGTGTAACAGTCTGGTCCCATTTTAAGAACTAAAGCAGTTACTGTTGTATAACCACGTTCTTCCATGTGTTGATCTGTTAATATAACACCACCTTTAGTTTTACCTTGCCCTTTAAAAGGCAATACTAAAATACGCCAACCAGTAGGATCTGGTAACCTATCTAAAACTTTTTCATCGGGTAAATGTTCAATGCTCTCAGTAGCATCTTCTTGTAATTTTTTAAGAAAACGGTTTTCTTTATCTTCCGCTATCTTATTATTTTCATCAGCTTCTACAGCCAAATCTTTTTCTTCAAGCGCAAATCTACGCTTTGGCAGTTCCTTCTCTGTCATCGTTATCCTCGTCTTTCTGCAGGTCTTGAATCTCCTGTTCCATTATTGTGTAAGCTTTATGCTCACCTACTGCTTTAACATAAGCGTCCATTGATGGCAAGCCTGATGCTATAACATCTTTTAAATTTTCTTTGCGCGCTCTAATCTTTTTCAAGATTATATAAATCGCGGTTTCGTCTCGCATAAATTACTTTCTTTTAACTTTACCACCTCTAGACGCCATTCTAGAATCTCCTGAATAAGCACCTTTGCCCATGGATTTTTCCATGCCTTTAGATTCATTTCTTCTAGAAGCCATGGATTGAGTTTTGCTTCCATTTCTTGCTCCCATAGAGTCATCTAATCTAGCATTATAACCTTGACCACCGCCCATTAATTTTTTAGCTACTTTACCACCTTTGGCTTTCTTTACAGTTCCACCTTTTTTATAAGTAGTAGTCATCATTTTTTTACCCGGTGTTTTTCTTTTTTCGGGTCTTGACATAATTTTTCCAACCATAGTTATCTCCTTAATATATTTTGGTTATAGGTCTTTTATTAGGTAACATCAAGCTAAAACCTCTTGGTTTAACTTGTCGTTGAACAGTGCCACCTACATTCTTTTTAACAATTTTACTTCCATATTCTTCTGTCCAATCTTTTGCTATTTCAGGCTCATTAGCCCATAAATATTTTCTTTGTTTTTCTGATTTAAAAGGCATTATGTTTTTTTATTTTTGTTTGCAAAACTAGTAGCTGCTTGGGGTGAAGAAAATCCCCATTTTTTAAGTGCTAGTGCTTTACGGGTAGGGCTGCCATCAGGTTTTGTCATAGGACCTTTCATCCCACCAAATCTAGCAGCAAAAGAAATTCTTCTTGGATTAGTACCTTTTGAAACTGGGGATTTAACACCATAATGTTTTCTTCCAGCATCATTTAATCCACCTGTAGGATTTTGATATTTTTTAATAGTCATTATTTTACTTTTCCACCTGTTTTTTTCTTAATTACTCCACCTCTTTTTTTCCATCCAGCTTTCATCGCTGCATAAGATTTATCACTTACGGTAGATTTACTTTTAGGTCTAGAAGTTCCTGCTTTTTTTCTTTTGTTAATATTTTCTACTAAGCTCATGTTGTTTTATTCTCCACTTTTACTGTTGCGTGTTTGGTACCTCCAACATAGAGGCCAAACCATGCGGCACCAGCTCCGACAACGACTGACACAAAAGCTGATTGTGCATTTGTTGGATCTGGTAAACTCATAAACCATTCTGTTGTACGCCAGAATGAAATTCCATATAATGTAATTAGTAACCTAGGAAAAATTCTCCATGCTGACAATCTTTCTGGTGTCATCTTTTTTTCATGTGCGCTAAACCTGCTTTACCAAATCTATATCCAAATGAACTACCAATACAAACGTATAAACAAGTAGCAAACCAATCTGGGGTATTGGTATCAAGAAAAACAAATCCCTCTGCGACATAAGATTGTGTCCAAGGCAGGAAGCAAGAAATTAAAATTCCGCCAAAGATAAGAGTCCAAAATTCATCTTTCCACGACCCTTTCATTTGATCTACGGCTGATGCTTCCCATGATATTTCACCGGCTATCTGCTTTTCACGCAGCGCAGTCTTTGCTTTAATTTCTACTAGCTTAGATTCAGCCTTCGCTTTCTTTGTCTCTACGAAGCCAGTGACGGCTTGAGAGGCAACTCCTAATAATGGTTTAAGTAACAAATTTAACATACTACCTCACTATACTAATTATTCCGCCACGGTTTTTTAAACTTCTAATAAAATCACCTTGAACAGTTGATTGACCCCATTTACCAAACTCAGGGTTATAAGAATCTATTGTTGGTTGTGCAGCTCTACCGCTTATACCGCCAGATCTACCACGTCCATAGCCATATCCATAACCATAACGAGAGCCACCACCTCCTGAACTATTTCCTATTGCTGATTTAGGTCCTCTATACCAGTCATCAAAACCTGTTCCTTGTACTTTATCAAAATATTGCGTGTTAGGATTTCCAGCAGTTATATCTTCTAAACCTTCTAAACCTTCAAAAAAAATTTCCATATTTCCAGTTTGCATTGCTTTATCTAAATTACCCCAAATTTGATTCCAATCTGCATTATGTGGAACTAAAATTGGTTGATTAAGGTAATTTGGATTATTAGTAATATCATACATAATTCCTGCAAGAGTCTCAGCATTCGTTGCTTTTGACCAACCAGAACCTCCACCTTCTGCTATTCTTTTTCTAAATGCTACTTTATCCATTATACTGGATCTCACATCCGGAGTGCTAAAACTATAATCAGCTATTTTATAATCAGAACCACCTATATCTTCTGGTAATGGTTGATCATATACTTCTTCTGGAGGCGTGTAAGGTTCTTCATAATCATTACCCCAAGGATTTGATGAAGTTTCCCAAGAATCATTATAATCCTTATCTGGATTGCTGTAATAGTTATTGCTGTTATTACTGCTATTATCGTTACTATTACCGTAACTTGTACCGGAGCTATAATCGTAACCGCTTTTTGAATCGTCTACAGTTCCACTACTATCTGCCCAATCGTAACCTGGCATTATTCAGCTTGTGGGTTAAGCCAAGTTTCCCACCCTTCTTGATAATATTTATCGTCTGGTACATAACCAAACATATCAAATAAAAATTTATCTATATCAGATCCGTTGTCATAATAAAGTTTAGCTAAATCTTTTAAAGCTTCTTTCGTTGTTAAAGAACCTGGGTCCATGTTAGCAGCTGGAGAACTAGTTATACTTCCAAAATCTTCAAAAAAACCTGTTTCTATGTTAGGCATATTACCTAAATTCATTTGTTCTTCTACATATCCTTTTGGATCAAAAGTGTTTGCTTTTATACCGTATAAACTTTCTAAGTTACCAAAATCAGTAGTAGCAGGATTAGCCATTATTTGATCTTTAAGTGCTTGTCTTTCTGCTTCTTTAAGCGCTTCTGCCATAAGATCAGTTTCTTCGACTTCTTCTAAATATGGGTTATATGGAATTGTATCTGGTGCTACAAATTCTTCATTTATGTCAAGATCATCACCCATAAAAGGTGTGTTATCTATTTCATCAAAATTAATATCAAATACGTTATTTTCTGGTAAGAAACGAGAATCTCTTTCTAAAGGTTCTCTATCACGGTTTCCACCTAATACACTTGCAATTTTACTTGCAGCACCTGTGTATGGAGCAACTTTCATTATACCTTCCATTAATCCACTAAAATCAAATCCTCCAAATGTATCTTTGTAATATTGTTCTCCAAATCCAGCTTTAGGAAATGGATTGTATTCGGGTGCTCTTACTGCTGCTTCATTTTTTCCTGTAAAAAAAGATCCTACATCACGCAAAAATCCTTGTGATTTTGCAGGATCAGTAAATAAAGTTCTACCTGTTCTTCTTGCTCCAGCTGGTAATCCACTTGTATCAATTAAACGTGCACCTTTATCACCACCTTTCATCTGGTTCATCATTATTTGAAACATGTTACGTGGTTCGTTTGGATCAGTTGTAACAGCAGGTGTTCTTTCTAATATACCTTTAACAGAAGCACGGTTTTGTGGATCTAAATAAAAATTAGCAGGGCGTGTCATTGCATAATTAAGATCATTATTACGCGCATTAATTGCATTTTGCTCTCGTGTAGCATTTACGTTATCAATATAACTATTACGAAGATAAGACGAACGCCTGTCATCTTGACCAGCGTAAACAGGTGATTGATTAGCAGAGTACCGCGGCTTTTGATAGCCACGGTATTTTTCTCTTACATTATCTCTTTCAGTAAACGGTAAAACCATTATACTCCCATTACAGACTTAAGAATAATGATGACAATAAGGGCAACGATGCCGGCTTTTATCCAGTCCTTCATTCCCCAGTCTGACCACTCTTTTAAGTGCGCCCATAAATCTTTAAGTAATTTCATATTACCTCCTATTTTTTCTTCGATTTCATCGAACCACCTTTACTAAGGCGTTTCGTTTTTCCACCTTTTTTCATCATTGACATTTTTTGTCCAGTGTTTTTTGCATGTGCTTGCGCTTGATGCACACCTGCTGATGTATATGGAAAAGATTTAGTTCCTACTTTTGGCATTTTTTCTCCTTAATGTATAGTTGGTTTTGCAGTATGTTGAAATGTATGTATCATGTCTTGCGTAACAAACATACTTTCCGCTACTGTTTCAAAAATTGAAGCTGTTTCTTCTATTGTTAATGTTTCTAAATACATATTACGAGTAACAGCCATCATAGCAGAACAAACAGACATATAATCATCATTGTCTCTTACCATAGAACGAGCTGTTTCCTCTATTTTTTTCATCGCAGAACTAATCAAATTAATCTGCTTTTCTAGTTTTGGATCTTGCATTTTCCCTCGCTATTCTCTCTGCCGTTTTATCTTTCATTGCCTCACGCGCTGAAATCATATTTTCTTTTAACATTGCGGTTGCATCAGCATTGCTTTGTTTATTAACTTCTGCTGATACTTTCATTAATTCCAAACTAGTATCTGCTTCCAATTTGTCTCTTTCCAGATCCATTTTTTCCGTGTCTACTATTAAATCTTTTTGTAGTCTAGCTTGTGTCTCCATTGCTTTCAAGTCAATTTCTTGTTGTTTAAGTTTAACAAGAGGATCTTGAGGCTCTTGAGCCATTCTTTGTTCTTCTGCTTTAGCAAAGTTAGCTGTTAATTCAGCTTCTAGTTTAGCTTGTGCTGCTGCAACTTCATTTGTTAATTGATCGTTTTGTTGCTGCAACTGTTGCATCATTTGCTGTGCTTGTGGATTCTGCTGTGCTTGTGCTTGAACTTGTTGCATTTGTTGTTGTAGTTGCTGTACCTGGTCTTTGTATTGTTCATTAATTTGTTGTCCAGCCATTAAAGCAATATGTTCTGACATGTGTGCTTGTAATAAAGCATAAAGCTGCGGGTTAATTTGAACCATGCGGGTAAACATAAATTCTGAGTGTGCTGAAATATGCGCCATATGGTCTTGCATAGGAAATGCTTTTGGAGGTTGCCCTTTCATTGCTGCACCATTTTCTGTTGCCGGTCCAACTGGTTGAGGTTGTTCGGGATCTGGTTTTAATATCGCATCAACATTATCCACACCCATTGCTTGGTACATACGTCTGTATGCTTCACGCACGTTATGTAGTGCAGGATTAGTTTGTGCTAATTGTAATTGTTGTTGGGCCAATGTAATACGCTGTGCCATTGAAAATATATTAGGATCAGAAATAGGCAAAATATCTACACGGTCATCAAAATCTTGTTGTTTAATCATTCTATCCCCACCGGCAACTTGGTATGGATATTCTGGTGGAGTGTATAATTGAAATACTTTTGCCAACAATGAAAACTCTTCACGTTGTGCATAATGTAATCTTTTATGAATAGCGCTCATTACTTTAGTTCCACGTTCTAAAATAGCTAACGTTGTTCCGACTGGATTCTGTTCATTACCTTCACCCATTTTCATGTCTGCTATTGCAGCAAAAGATTTACCTGCGTCAACAGCAAAACCTAGTAATTGAAATAAAGTACCACTTGGTTCTTTAAATGGTAAAGGCAATAATGATTCCCTTATAGAGGTACCAGTTACATCAACATCTCTAAACTCACCTGGTTGTAATGGCTCGTCATGATCACGTATTCTCATTCCTCGTGCTTTAAAACCTGCAGGTAGGTTTGCGAGTGTACCAGCATCAATTAACTGCCGCAAAACACTTGTTGCTGTTCGCGATAACCCACCTAGCATGTGTATTAGTCCAAAGCCATAAAAGCCTAGACCCGGGAGAAATTTATAGTGTACAAAGTAAGAAATCTTTTTATTATTTTGATCTTGTTGATTCCAGTTACGTTTAATTGATAAAATAATTCCACTGTAACGATCTAGTGTTACAATATATGGAAGTTTAATTCCATTTTCATTTTCAAATCCTGGAATGTCTGCATTAATATGCATTTCTAAAATTTCATGAGCAGTGTCATCATTTGCGTATTCTTTTTCAACACCTTCTAACTCATTTACTTTTTCTTGTACTTCTGAAACATCAATATCGTTTCCAGGTAATTCTACATCTTTGTAAAAACCACTGACTTGTAATTTACGTACATCATTGTTTGTCATTTTAACAACATGTGTAATACGATCTGCTGTTTCTAAATCTGTTGCTAAATAATTAATAACAAGATCTTCACCTGTTACAAATTTAGACACGGCTCTTTGCATGATAGGGCAAAAATAAACTTTTTTAAATGCTGAACCAGCTAAAGGAAGATAAAATAATAATTGATCCATTTCTGGGTCAAACTCTTTCATTACAGTTGTAATTTGATAATTCATGTAATCCTTTACACGTTCAGCTTGTTCCATAACTTCTGGTGTTTGTAGACCTACTACTTGAGTGCGTACGGGGCCGCTTGGGGGGAGGAGTTCCTTATAAGCTTGGGCTTGAAACTGCGTAACAGATTCAGCTAGTAAGGGATGTACGACCCCGGATGCACCTTCAAATGGTTGGGTTCTATTTTCATATTTAAATCCCAACATATCAAGGCCTTTGACATAGGTATCTTCCCAGTCTTTCCTTGAATCTTTATCCATTTCGAATGCTGCAACTAAATCATTAGATAATTTGGTTGATGTGCTTTCGTCTAGGTATTCTACTAAATTAGCGTCAAACGGTATTTGTGATTTATCTATTGGAGCGTTTGGATCAAAATTAACTTCTGCACCACCATCTGCCATTTCGGCAATTTCGTATCCTTGTTCTTCAGTAGATATTTCTTCGCCAGGTAATTGAATCTCTTGACCTATTTCTTCAATCTTTAATGCATCGCCTAAAGCTTGCATTGCTTTGTCAATATTGTTGTTCTTGTTTCTAGCCATTGTTCCCCTATAAAGTTGGTACTACGTCATTAAAGACATTTTGTACCAATCCCCCTTCATTGTAGGCTGGTAAGCCCTTTGATATTTTCTCCAGTGCTTTCGTGTTTCCTTTTATCATTAAAGCTGGCACTCCGTAATACTTTGGTGCATCACCATAGCTTGAGCCACTACCAATAGTGGTTTCAAATAAATCGGCACCACTTTTGCTTTTAGCCTTACGAATAGCATTCTTTAAGATATCACCATAAGCAACTAAATTTCCTTTATAATCCTTGTTATCAGGACCTATACTTCTGTTTTTAATTGCGGGTGTTGAAAACGCCACGCCATCGTAATTACCATCTTTTGCCACACGCAGCAAGTACTTAATCGCAAATTCCATGTAATCTTGAGAATTTTTAAATGGACCCTCTGGAATATTACTTGTGTTTTCTGATAACTTACTTGCTTTATCTCTTTCTATATTACGTATAATTTCTTTTTGCTCATAGAGTTTAGCTAGTTTAGGTGAGTCTGGTTTAGTTTCTAATAGTCTATCAATTTGACGTTGAATATTTGCCATTTGTTCTAAATTATCTTTATTTAATTTAGCTACTTCTTTATCTAAACGTGGTGCATATTTACCTGCTTTAGGAATTGCTTTACCTGCTTTAGTTGCTTCCCTTACAGCAGCAGAAATAGGTTGGTGCATGTCTGATTGGAACTCTTCAACAAAAAGTAATTTGTTACCATACTCATCTACACGATCACTGATACGTGCGTGCATGAAAGCATTGTCTGTTTTAGCTCTACCAAAACTATGTGCATAATTGTAAATTGGTTCATTTTTACGTGGGCCTTTTGGATTGTATCTAAATATGAATTCACGGTGGTTTTGTCCACCACTTAAAGTCTGTGATCCTGCATGTGCTGGTCTATCTACAAAAGCTGATCCTTGCAAGTTTACTCCACGTTTACCTGCACCACTCATAGCTTCTGCCATTAATTGTTTTACTTCATAAGGCACATTTATATTATCAGCTGGTATACCTTGTTGGCTTACGTTTTTAATACCATAAGCTTTTTCAAAAACATTATCTAAATCATTTAATGCTTTTGCACCTGATTTTTCATCAACAATGTCAGTCATACGTGTTTGTAAGAAACGAAGAACGCCTGCTGATTCAGGATCATAAACACTAGTATCAATCTTTTTTAACACACCACTAATATTTTGACTTAATTTAAAAGCTTCTCCTGTAACATCAACATCAAAATCTGGAACCATTCCATCAAATTTTTCTACAAGGTCATTCTTAGAAATCTTATTTCCTTTATTGGCATTAAGCCATGGTCCAAGAGATGTGTCACTTAGTTCACCTTCACGTATGCCACGCTTTTGTAAAAAGTTTAACCACTCTTCTCCTTTCATAATTGGAGGTCCTTGTATAATTTCTTCGCGCGAACGGAAAAACATTGCTGGTGCATCTGGTTGAGTAGCTGCAGTGGGTGTATCCGTAGACTTACCCATTGTGTACATGTCAGCAAATTCATTATTTCTAATAAAATCTCTTGCTACTTTTTCATTAGGGAAGTCTTTAATTGCTAAACCATCTTCATCGAAAACAGTGTAATAAGTATCACCAGATTTAACAGCTTTTAGGTCTGCTGGTTTTCCAGGCTTGCCTGTAATCTGCGGAGCAAACTCACGAAGTTTATTAATAACTTTTGGTGCTTGTTTAAGTATTAATCTACCTACACCTCCAGCTGCGTACTCATCAAGTGGTGGCACAACGTCTTTCATTATACCGCCTCTATTAAACCCGTGCATGTCTCCTCCTCTAAACTGTTCTTCAAAACGCATTTCATCCATTTCTTCTTGCAACAGTTTTTTAGCTTTTTCTTTATCAGCTAATTGTTTTGTTTTAAATATATTACCATAAGGAGAAAAAGAATCAACATATCGCTCCCACATAAAAGAATAGTCTGAATCATCTGGTACAGACATATAGTCATACATATAATCATTAGGTGTTTCATCAGCAAGCATCATGTTTTTACGTATGTCTTTCTTATTTACATCCCAAATAATTGGATCATCTTTGGCAAAGTCTTCTGGGGATGTCATGTAATAGTTGTCATCTACAAGTTCCGTGGTCCCCGTTTTTTTATCCACGTAAATGTGTTGGTTATTGCTAAAGTCATCACGTATATCAAACTCTATATCAATGTCGTTTTTGCTTTCTTTAAAATTAATCCTGTCTTCAAAACCATCTACCGTTTTAATACTAAGTTGGTGCGGTTCGTATTTATTTTTTGGTGCTTTAAGGTAACTTATCTTAGCTCCATTTCCTAAAGAAAAACTTTGACCTGTGTCGGCAGCTTTTTTTACTGTGTTAACCATGCTGTTAATCCATGGCGCACTATCCATTTTTACGGCTTCTTTTACATCGGGTAAAAGATTAGTGACTGTTTTAGGTAACGCTGCTTTACCAGCAACTGCACCTAAGCCTTTTAAAAAAAGTCTACGCGAAATATTAGCTATGCCACCAGCTACGAGTCCGTCTACCTTGCCTCCTCTGTTAAATCCTAATTCAGCATAACCACCCATAGGATATAGCTCTCCTGTATCAGGATCTAATATTGTTGTTCTAATATTATTTTCCATCATTTGTTCATCAAGTTCTACAAATTTTTTATAGTTTCCTGTTTTCAATGCATTAATTGCTTGTGTTTCTAAACTTGGTTGTAATTTTCTATTTATATTTTTTGGTAAATAATGTGTTCTACCTACTTCCCCTCCTGAAAAAGGCATTGTTTGAGTTTGAGTAGGAAATTTTTTACTTCCTGTTGTCATTAGAGTTGGTACATCATGAGACAAATCTAAACCTTTTTTAGCATCTGGTTGTTGTCTCATTAAAGAATAATCTAAAAACTCTGGGTTCTTTTTATAAAAATAATCACTTTGAGGATCAAAAAATTCTTGGTCACGTAAAAAACGTAAATATCTATTAGCATCTTTTTTAGGATTACCTGTGACAAATTCAGCAGGTCTTGATCTAAAAACATCAATTAAATATTGACGAGGTATTTTACCAAGCTTTGCTTCATCTGTAAAATTAGGTACTTGCTTATACATTGCCTCTTCAAAAATATTTGTGTTAACTTTTTGAAAATCTGGATATGGTACTTGCTCGCGCGACCCACTTTTTGCTGGTCCAAGTACTTTACCAATACTTCTTCTTCCTGCAATGTCATTTTCAATATCTTTAAATAAATCAGGGTATTTCTTTTTTAGTTTAGGTATTATACTGACTGGATATAATTCTTTTGCACCTTGTAAAATAGGCTTACCAGTAATAGCATCTTTTGGTGCCTTTTTAATAATCTCATCGTAAATATCTTTTACCGCTGCACGTTTTTGATTGGCTAAATTTTGGGCATTAAAATAACGTGGATCAGTAAAATCAATTCCAGTTAGTTGAGCTGATTTCCATAAATTTTGTACCCTAGTAGTATCTTTTTTATCTAGTAAATTTTTTTTCTTTGCTGTCTTTTTTATATTTTCAAAAAAGTTTGAACCAAATGTGTTCATTCCTTCTTTCAATGATCCTATTCCTTCGTAATCTGCAGCTTTGTATACTTTAGAAAAATCTTTTACAAGCTTATCATAAGCTTTTGGTGATATAGAATCTTTGTATTTAGGTGTTTTTCTTTTTCCTGCTTGTATGTTTCTATCTGGATAACGTGCTGCTCTTTGAAGATAGTTTTCTGAAAAAGGTTTATTAATTGCTTTTTCTTGAAGATTTTTTGATCTTTTAATAACAGATTTTAATAAAGCTCTACCAATTCCAGCGACAGCCATTACATTCCTTGGTAGTTGTTTCGAGGTCCTGGGGCCTTGGGTCTTGGTTCAAAGTTATCAATCTTGTCTTGCATGTAGCTATCAAATACTACTGGGTCGCTATCTTGAATTCCCGTGTTTATGTTTGGATTAGGATTGTATGTAAAATCATACTGAGGAGTGTTATTAAACATTTCTGCTTCACCTGCATTAAGAGGTGGAGAATACAATAAAGTTCCTAATCCTGCTGTAGCGCCTGTTGTACCTAAAAGTTGTGGAAAAGTTCTTCCGCCCATTCCCGTAAATAAATTTTTAATAAAGTTTCCTGCATTTTTACTAGTAGCTACTTTATCTGTGTAAGGTGCCCACGCAGCTACAGCTTTTTGTGCCAACTGTGGTAATTTACCTTTTAAATATTTGTAAAGAGGAAAAGCCATAATTCCTGATCCCATTGCTTCTAAAGCTTTTTCTCCCTCTGCAAATTTATCATCATATTGTAATTCATCAAATTTTGGCATGATTACATTTTCCTCAAAAAAACTTGTATCTAATGCACTAAGAATGTCATTGTTTTTATATCCAGTTATCACGTCACTACCTAGTTGAATGCCAGTGCTAAGCATATCTAATAACATGTCTGGGGTGTTAAGAACTGAATTTGCAGCAATGTTTCTATATTCTAAATTAGATAAAATTTCTGGAAGTTCTTGTAAGACGTTTCGTTCGTCAGGGACCATGGGTTGATAAGAATTAGCAGGTAAAAGATCTGATTCACCTCCTGCTGTTTCAGTTATAAAACCTCTATTAAATAAATCTTTAGCAGTGTTATATAATAATTCTAAACCTTCTCCTGATCCTGGAATTCCAAAACCAATTTCACCTATATTCGGATCGTAAGGTTCCAAAGGCATTTCTGCTGGATCATTAAAAGCATCAGTATTAAAATTATAATTTTCTTCTTCTAATATATCTTCTACTGGCTCATCTAAGCTATTTAGAATATCTAGTGCACTTGCCATTAATAATAAACTCTCCCCTGAGTTGGTTCACTCACATCATCTTCATAGTCATCTTTTAACGTAACATGGTAGCCTTGTCTATATTTCATTAAGGCTTGCGTGGTCGAATCCACGTAATCATCATTATCACCGAAGGGAAAAGCTGCACACTCTTCTATGACTTCTTCAGCGAAATCTTTTTTGGGCGCCCAAACGGCTCCTGCTTCGAATAGTGGAGCCACGCTGTTTACCCTCGTATGTTTGTCATTTCCTTTTGAGGGTGTAAAATTTATAACAGGTATTCCCATTTTTTGCAACTCATGAGTAAGTGGCATACCAGAAGCCTTGGCTTCTATGATAACCATCTCTGGTTCCCAGTACTTGTATTGCTCCATTGCCTCTGCTTTTAGCTCTGGAAAGTTCCATCTTTCCTTCTTAGCATCCAACAAAATTAATGCTTTACCTTTACCATTATCAGGATCAAATATACCCCATGTTGTTATAGCACTAAAATCGGCAGACTCTTTTTTTGAAAATGCTGTATCGTAGGATTGTATAATAAACTCTAAATTAGGAATTTTTTCTGATTCCCAAACTTGCCACCACTCACGTTTTATAAGGGCACCTTCCTCGGACGTAGGTTGCTGCATCCATTGTGCTTGCCACTTGGTTAAAGGTATGGAAGCTTTAACAGAATTCAGACCGTCCATGGACCAAAAATTACCCCACATAGGTTTGTCATTTATAACAGCAGGAAACTCTACAACTTCCCATTTATCTGCTGCATCACTTTTTCCTTGGGCCTCGAGCAATTTACCAGTTAGGTCTTTAATAGACCACCTAGTCATTACTAATACTATAGCGCCCCCTGGCTGAAGCCTTTGGCGAGGGCCAGAAGTATACCACTCATAATGAGCATCAAGAACATGAGGAGATAGTGCATCTTGCTCTGAGTGAGGATCGTCGATAATAAGTAAGTCAGCCCCACGACCGGTAATAGCACCGCCAACTCCAGCAGCAAAATACTCACCCTTGTGGTTTGACTCCCATCGTCCCGCAGCTTTCGAATCTGCGGCCAAAGTAACTTCAGGAAATACTTGTGCATATTCTTCTGACTCTATCAAATTTTTTGCCTTACGTCCAAACCTGATAGCTAGTTCTCCTGTGTGCGTAGTTTGTATTAATTTAGAATTAGGATGACGACCCATGTAAAACGCCGGAAATAAATGCGACGCAAATTCTGATTTTGTATGTCGTGGTGGCATATTGACAATAAGTCTTTTAAGCTCACCGTTTGCAATACGATTTAATTTTTCTGCATAAATTTTGTGATGCTTACCTTCAATAAATTCAGGCCAAACAGTTTTCACAAATTTCATAAAATCACCTTGAGCGTCTTCTTGCTTTTTAGCAATTTCATTTCTAAGAAGTAATTTTAAAGTATGCGTATCTAATGATTCTAGATTTGAAACGTTTTCCATTTTAAAAATTTTTTTGAAAACACAGTATAACGTTTTTGGTGAGTATTGTCACTCTCAATCATGCATACGGAAAACTCTAGAGGAGGTAGACGAAAAAGGGGGGGCTGGGGGTCGCGTTTAAGTCCCGGGCCGCCGCATCCAATGTCAATGTGGCATAGTGTCGCACCCGGGCAGAGTTATCCACAGGTTATCCACAACTTAATGCAATCAGCTATATTAACTGCACTTAATCCATGATACTAATAGCTTATAAGAAAGGAAGGTAATTATGCCAAACGAAGTGACTACAACTAAATCAATTAACAATGTAGATATTACTCCAGTAATGAAAGAAGTAATAGAGTACAGCAAAGACCAAGCAAGTCTTGGCGACCTTGAACAACTAATAAGCAAAGTCCCTGCAAAAGATAGCATGGATTGGAAACTAATTAGTGGTGTATTAATGAACTCACTTGTCGAGTGGGTAGCTGAAGATAAAGAGGATAGGGTAGAACTAATCCACAGACTGCAATCAGATGTGGGTTATATCTTAAAGCGAATGGGTTTAACTATGTGACCTTCCTTACATAGTTATTACAAAGGGTAGTATCTTCCGAGCTACCCTTTTTTTACGTCTGCATCTCAGCGTGCTGGAGGCAGCGGGCGCCCGGGCAACGAGCAGTAAGTATCATGGCGATATTAACGTTGATGGGAGTTATGGGAGTTTGTGTTGAGGGCTTACAGATATAACTACCATGCCTCATCAAGTATAATCTAATGTTCCAATGTTTCGAACTATACTCTAGTTATCTAACTAAACATACTATACATCTTTCCAAACCATGACGCAACAGGTCGATTACTTTTCTTGTGGATAAGTCGCCACACTCCCTCATGCCATTCATAAGTATATGTATAATCTCTAGTCCATTTGTTCCAACGAATCATAGTAATCCTTTCTCTTTCTATCTGCAGTTATATCACGAATCCAATCCTATGTCAAACCCTGACTTCAGCAACCCAGCGGGCGCCCGGGCAGCTGGGCGAAGCAGGATGGTCCAATCAAATGCATGATGACATTGATGGGAGTTACAGGAGTTGCAGCAGCTGCAGCAGCGTCCAACCAGCTAGCACGATGGCAGCCAGTTTCAGTGGTAATAGTAGTAATAATACTAGGAAATGTCCCATTTTCTTTCTCTTTCTCTTCCTGGTTCTTATATAATACACCTGCATCCAGGCGTCAATAGGATCCTGAACTTTCTTTTTAAGTCCCGGGACACAAGCAAAACAGCCACAAAATTTTTCAACTTCCACAGGAACTCCCGGCGCGCGCCCGGTGCGTAAACCAGCTCACAAAAATGGCAGAAAGGCTTGGTATTTTATAAGGGAGTTTGGGAGTTTAGCGTACCGCGCCCGGGCCGGGAAACTTATCCACAGGTTATCCACAATTTAATGTGGATAACCCAAGGGAGTTTTGGAGTTTTAGTTATTAAATACTTTATCGTACATCATGTCTAATGTACTCCTGTTGTCCTCGTTTGCAGAAGCTACTGCCTCTTGGTTCTTCTTCATGACAGGCACGACACTATCATAATGATTAAGTATTCTATTTAATACTTGGTTGTTTTCTTCTAATGATTCGTTGATTCTATTTAATGCGTCAACTATTGCGTTGTTGCTATCTTCGGGTAATACCATATTTAACTCCTTTATTATATTTCTACCTATAATATAACACCTAATGACATCACATGCAACCTCTCCACAAAATTTGTTGTGGATAACTTTTAAGCTGGGGCATCGGCGTTTGCGCAGCGGGCCCGGCCAGTCCTGAAGCATGAGGTATCCCCCAAGAAACCTAGGAAAACTGCGGGAGTTTC